CATGCATGCGGTCAAGCGGGAGTGACGCCAATGCTTTACAGAAAGCTACCCGAAGACTTCTTTGATGTTCAAGATTTTAATGATTTACAAATAGTTGTTGACACTCGAGAAAACCATCCGCTGCCATTTAAGAACATAAAAAAATTCGCCTTAGACTTTGCAGATTATACTGCGAGCGGAAGTAGGTATGATTATACCTTCGTAGAAAGAAAAAGCGAAAGCGACTTTAAGTCCACGATGTCGCAAAACTTTTCAAGGTTTCGGCGCGAAGTTTCCAGAGCTAAGGCGATGGATAGCTACATGTTTATTGTCGTGGATAGCGACATAAGAAAAATAAAAAAACAAAACCACTTTTCTCCGCATCCAGCAAATTTAAAATTCATTTTTCACAACATGAAGGCTTTGTGCCACGAGTTTCCAGAAACGTGTCAATTTATATTCTCTGGGAACAGAACATCTTCAATAGACCTGATACAAAGAATTTTATATTTTGGTAGAAAAATATGGTACTGTGATTTACAGTATTATATAGACGCAAGGAATTATGGCCTGGGAAAAAGGAAATCAAAAGGAACGCGCAAACAAGACTCGCGACATAAACAAGCAGCTCTTAGCTGGTGATATTGGCTTTCTTGAAGAAAAAGAGGCTAAAATTCTTTTTTACAAATTTCTTCGAGAGAACATAACTTTCTCAGCAGACTTATTGATGGGAATTAAACTCTTCCCGTTTCAACACATGGCTGTCAAGGCGATGTTTCAAACAGATTATTTCATGGGAGTATGGTCTCGGGGAATGTCTAAGTCGTTTACGACTGGTATTTATGCGATGCTAGACGCGGTTTTAAACCAGGGAGTTGAGATTGGTATATTATCTAAATCTTTCCGACAAGCGAAAATGATTTTCAAGAAGATTGAGGATATTGCCGCAAAACCTGAGGCCGCTTTATTCGCTCAATGTATCACAAAAAAAAGTAAAAGCAACGACGAGTGGTTAATGGAAATAGGCAGGTCAAGAATTCGAGCGCTACCCTTAGGTGATGGCGAAAAGCTTCGTGGTTTTCGTTTTCATAGAATTATTATTGACGAGTTTGCCCTTATGCCAGAAAGAATTTATAATGAAGTTATAGTTCCTTTCTTGTCGGTGGTTGAGAACCCAACGCAGAGAGAAGACCTGTATAACCTCGAAACACAAATGATTGAACAGGGGAAAATGACCGAGGAGGAAAGGTATGTTTGGCCTAATAATAAATTAATAGCTTTATCGTCTGCGTCATATAAATTCGAATACATGTACAAAGCATATACTCAATTTGAAAATTTAATACACAATCAACCTGTTGGTGACACTGCTCGCCGTGCGATTATGCAGTTTTCGTATGATTGTGCTCCCAAGCAACTCTATGATCAGAATTTATTAAATCAAGCTAAATCCTCCATGAGTCAAAGTCAGTTTGACCGAGAGTTTGGTGCTGTTTTTACTGACGACAGCAGTGGGTACTTTAAGATATCAAAAATGGCAGAATGCTCGATCCCAGACGGGGAGAGTCCATCCATTGAAGTCGCTGGTGAAGCTGGAGCGGAATATTTAGTTTCTTTTGATCCTAGTTGGGCAGAAAGCGAAAGCTCTGATGATTTTGCCATCCAGGTTTTAAAGCTTAATAAAGAAAAGCAAATAGGTGTGGTAGTTCATAGTTATGCGCTTGCTGGAGCCAACATGAAAGAGCACATTAAATATTTTTCATACATATTGCAAGCATTTAATGTTGTTATGGTTATTGGTGACTACGCTGGAGGAGTTCAATTTTTAAGCGCCTGTAACGAAAGCGAAATATTTAAAAAAGATAATCTAAAACTAAAAACGATTGAAGTTGACTTCGAAAAGCCAGAAGCATATAACTCTGATTTACAAAAAGCGCGAAACGAGTACAATAAAACTGAAAAGAAAATCTGTTACCTGAGGAAGCCTACAAGCAACTGGATAAGGCAGGCTAATGAATTATTGCAATCTAACTTCGATCATAAAAGAATATTTTTTGGATCGAGGGCCATTGATGATTCATATCAAACACAAAGGAGAAAACAAATTCCCATTGAAAAGTTAAAATATTTAAAAGGCAGCGACATGTTGAACGAAAAAATGACAAAAGAAGCTAAAATGATTGATTTTGTTGAGCATCAAAGTGATATGCTAGAACTTACAAAAGTAGAATGCGCACTTATACAAATAACAACTACAACTCAAGGCACTCAAACTTTCGATCTTCCGCCAAACTTAAGGAGGCAGTCTGGACGAGATAAGGCTAGAAAAGATAGTTATTCTGCGTTAGTATTAGCCAATTGGATGGTTAAGACGTATTTTGATGTTATGAACTTTAAGCCTAAAGAAGTTGAGGTTACCTTTACGCCGAGATTCATTAAATAAAGCACTTTTTAAACTTTTGAAAGTAACTTTGTCAACTTTCGTGTAATTAAAAGAAATGGCCGAAAAGAGAAAATATAATAAGAAATCTGAGTACTGGAGCAAGTTTGACAAAAAACAGTCTATAGAAGAGACTTTGGCAACAAATCCATTACTGCAAAACAGTACATATACTCCTTCCTTAGAAGGAGAAGCCTACTTTAATTCCACGGCTAAGGCGGCTTACTCTCGAACAGGAAGCGGAACAACCACAAGATCAAGATCTAATCGGATTCACAAGGTTCCCCAAAGAGACAAATACACAAATATTAGGGACGGGTTACTTCCTTATGATTATTCTGCCAGTGGCATTAACGTAAGAGAAACAATAGAGCTTTGTCAAAAAGCATATGCCAATGTGGCCATATTCAGAAACGCTATAGATATTATGGCTGAATTTGCTAATTCAGAAATATTTCTCGATGGCGGAAGTAAAAAGTCGAGAGATTTTATTGAGGCGTGGTTCAGGAAGGTAAAGCTTTGGAAAATAAGAGATCAGTATTTTCGAGAATATTACAGATCTGGAAACGTCTTCTTTTACAAAATCGACGGAAGGTTCAATACTGACGATTTTATCAAGATGACAAAAACTTACGGAGCCGTATCCGTAAATAAAATACCTATTCGTTATGTTTTGCTAAATCCTTTTGATATGGTGGCGCATAGAACAACTGGATTTGAAACAACTGGCGTGTACGCAAAAGTTTTAAGCGAGTATGAGATAGAGAGACTCAAGAACCCTAAGAACGAATATGACGCAGAGGTCTATAAGGGGTTGCCGAGCAACCTTAAAAAGAATTTTAAAACTAATGGATATGCGCCCGATGGAGCAAAAGTTGAAATCGAGCCAGAAAGACTTAGGTACTCTTTTTATAAAAAACAAGACTATGAGCCCTTTGCCGTTCCGTTTGGGTTTTCTGTTTTAGAGGATATTAATATGAAGCTTGAGTTCAAAAAAATTGACCAAGCGATCGTTAGGACTATAGAAAATGTTATTCTTTTGATCAGTATGGGCAATGAGCCCAACAAGGGAGGCATCAATCATAATAATCTTGCGGCCATGCAGGAGCTCTTCAGGAATGAGAGCGTGGGACGTGTCCTTGTAAGTGATTATACGACTAAAGCGGAGTTTGTTATTCCCGACATGAACAAGATTTTGGGATATGAAAAATATCGCATAGTCAATGAAGACATCAAGGAAGGACTTCAGAATATTATTGTCGGTAGTGAGAAATATAGCAATACTGCGGTTAAGGCCGAAATATTCCTTGAGAGGCTAAAGGAGTCTAGGCAAGGATTTTTAAATGACTTTCTGCAACCTGAAATCAAACAGGTCTGTAAAAACATGGGATTCAGGAATTACCCGACAGCGAGATTCAAAGAGGTTGATACCAAAGACTCTACTCAAACACAAAGAGTAGCTACAAGGCTTATGGAATTAGGCCTTATAACCCCAGAGCAAGGAATGGATGTGATCAACAAGGGGGTTTTCCCAGAGGCCGAACAAATAGGCAGATCACAGGGTAAGTTCATTGAAGAGCGCAAAAAGGGATACTATAACCCAATTGTTGGAGGGGTTCCAATGGTGAGCGAAGAGGAAGAGGAAGAGGAAGTGCAAAAAGTTCCTGGTTTGCCTGGTAGGCCGCAGGGAACCAAGGGGATACCTCAAGAGAATTCAAGAGCAAACGTTTCAACAGAAAACATTAGTCAGGTGATAAAAGCTTCTGAAAATTTGCAAGATTTCTGCAAGAAGACTATAAGAAAGCATCACCAAATTAAAAGATTAAACAAAAATCAAAATCAAATGGTTTCCGATCTTTGTAAAAAGGTGGTAATTGCCAAAGATATTAAAGATTGGAAATCTACCGTGGAAAGCTGCATTAAAGATAATAATAACATATTAAAGCTTGGTTTACCGAAAGATGTCGAAGAAACCGCGAACGACCACAACTTAACAGACTATACTGCGGCGATTGTTTATCATTCAGAAAAATTCTCAAATCGATAAAAAGAGTGTAACAAATCTATAGTTAGCACACTTTATCGATAAATATGGTTCCGCACTATAAATATAAAACAGCCTTTTTGCAGCCAATTCTTGCGTCCGCAGACATTGACCAAGAAAATATCAAAATTTCAAAAGCTTCTTTAAGTGATCTTAAGGGGTTAATGCCTAAGTCGGTTGATTTAGATAAGAACATTGATTTAATTGGGGTTGCCTTTAATGCGGCAGTAGTTAATAGGTTTAACAAAAATCACGATGGCATTTCCACTGAGACAGCTTTAGCCGTTAAGGACTATTTTGTCCATAAGCCTACTAACATAGAACACAAAAAGCAAAGAATTGTTGGGCATATTGTTTCTGCTGGATTTTCCAGTTATGGAGATAATGAGCTTTTTGATGAGGAGGATTTGGCGGATTATCGAGATCCTTTTAATATTTCTCTCGGAGCCGTAGTTTATCGAATGGTTGATAAAAAATTCGCAGAACTGTTAAACAAATCAGTTGACCCCGAGAGTTCAATGTACAATCAAGTCTCCGCTAGTTGGGAAATAGGCTTTAATGATTACCAAATCGCAGTCGGTAGTGACAATTTAGCTGAGGCAGAGATTATAACCGACCAAAAGCAAATAGAAGAGCTCTCCCAGTATCTTAAAGCGACAGACGGGTCTGGCGAAATGGAAGACGGAACTATTGTTAGAAGATTGGTTGTTGGGGACGTTTACCCTCTAGGCATTGGGTTTACATCGAACCCAGCAGCAGATGTTGAGGGAGTCGTACTTACAGAACAAGATGACCAACTTGAAATTTCCGACCGCAGGGATTTGGCTGCAGATCTTGACGAAAGATCAGAAAGAATTTTAAAAAATATATTAAATTTTAAAAATAATATTTCACAAAGTGAAAAAAACACTGTAAAATCTGAAAGAGAAAGTAATTCTAATATTATGAACACAAACCAATTAGTTCAAGAAATTAAATCTGTGCTCGATGAGAAGCTTTCTTCTGAGAAAATGTCGAAAGACACGTTTGCTGCAGAGTCTGTCGCTTCAATTTCTGATATCGTGAATCAAGCTATTCGCGAGAAGAATGAGGAGTACAAAAAGGATCTCTCAAGCGCAAAAGAAGAAAAAGCTGTAGTCGAGGCTCAGCACCAAGAGCTTACTGCTTCCGTGGAAGAAATGAAACAGAAGTTGGAGGCGGCTGAAGAGAAGATTCGTCAGTTCGAAGATGAGCAAACCCGCCAGCAGGCGCTTGCTTGTTTTAATGCTCGCATGGAAGCTGTTGAGCAGGATTACGAACTGA